CATGAATTAGATTTTTATAAACACATGGATGCAACATACGTGCTACATGTGCCAGAATTTACAGAAAGGAAGGTCATAACATCCGATAGATTATCAGAACAAAAAATTAAATCAGGAAAAACACTATTAGATACTGTTACTTGGTGGAATGGATTTTATGGGGAAAACCATATAGATCCTTTGATTCATATACCTGATTTTACATATCATTATTGTTGGTTAACTAACCCTGATCCATTTCAAAAATTTGGCAAAAAAGAAGATGAAGTAATTGACATTATGTCAGTTGAACAGATGCAGAACTTTATTATAACCTCATCTCAGGCTGAAAGCAATATAGCTATGGGACATGTTGATATCCTAAAAGATATTGTAAAGAAAGGTCATAGAGCTGCGCTTATAATGGAAGATGATATTACCTTTGGTGCTGGAGCAATGTGGTTATTAGAATCTATGTTTGAAGAACAATTACCACACGATTGGGATTTAGTGTATTTAGGCGGACAACCATGTGATTGGGGATTTGAATCAGAATCTTATTCAAGAGATTTAGATAGAGTCTATAATGGTGTATATTGGATGTCAGGTTATATAATAAGTCAGTCAGGTGCCCGCAAATTACTAGATAATTTACCTGTAATTGGGCCAGTTGACGTATGGATTAATCACCACCTTAGAGATATGAAAGTTTATACAACATTTAAGCCGTATATTGGTCAAGATAAAACACTTGATAGTTATAATCGTTATTCATTTGCAGATGCTATTCTAAAAGAGAATAATAACAAAGATATATAAATAAAAATAATATAATAATATGAGCAAAAAAATATTATCATTTGAAGAATACGCTGCTAGTAAAAATTTAGATAGCGCTGAAGAAATCACAGAATCATGTGACGCGTGCGGCGAAGATCCATGTGTTTGTGAATCTGAAGAGGTTGAAGACACAGAAGAGGTTGAAGACACAGAAGAGGTTGAAGACACAGAAGAGGTTGAAGACACAGAAGAGGTTGAAGACACAGAAGAGGTTGAAGACGAAGATGAGGATGAGCAAACATTAGAGTCATGTTCTGAACAATTAAAGAAATGTTATGAATATGCTATTAAAGAAGCGTGTGATTATGACAAAGATGATTATCCAGATCATACACTAGAAGGTTACCTTAAAGAAAACGCTGCATTAGTTGCTTCATTGTCTGCGTCTGCATTAGAACAAGCACATGCTGAGCTTAAAGACGACGAACTTACCATTGAGGTATACGAGTCCTGTTTAAACGCTATGAAAGAATCATACAATAAAAAGATTGACGAGTTAAAAGAGACTTGGTCATCAAATTAAAAATTAAATAAATATGAAACATATAAAACTATTTGAAGCTTTCGTAAACGAAGCAACCGTAGATGCTCAAGGATTTGAAGACGAATTTGCATCAGTAATCTTTAGTGTTGAAGAACGCATGGGTAAAAAACTTAATAATAAGCAAATTATGCAAATTATAGTAGTAGCATTTGAAGAGGTTTGTAAACTAAATAAATTTAAAGAAGTTTCTCACTTATTACCTACAGCTCTTATAAAAGTAGGCGTTGAGTTTGACCCAGGGTTTAAACGCGGAGGTGCTACGGCTGAAGCGCGTGGTTTTGCAAAAGCTATGTACGGTGCTACAGGCGGTACTTGGCAAGGTACTATGGAGTGTTTTAAAGCATTATACACTACTATGGCAAATGTACAAGATAGAAAGGCAAAATTAATAGGAAGTCATCTTACTAGTTGGTTTAATGCTAGTCAAAACTAAATTAAAAACAATTATAAAAATGAAACACATTAAATTATTTGAATCTTTCGTAAACGAAGCTAAAAACCCAAATCCAGTAATGTTCGCGGACATGTTTGCTGAAACTATGGCAGATATTGAAGAATCTGGACAAGAGTTATCTAACGAAAACTTATTGTACATGTTAGAAAGAGCATTTAAAGTTGTTGCTGAACAAAATAATCTTCGCGAAAGAGGTAGCGCTTTAGAATGGGCCTTTATACGCGAAAAAATTAAAACAGATACTCAATACATGGGTAAAGATTTGTATCAAGATGCAAATATCTTTGGCGAAGCAGCATATGCTGAAACAGCATTTCACTATGATGGTATGGTAGAATGCTTTGTTTATGTTCTTAAAGAATTCGGACTACTTAAGCCATCTCAATGGAAAAAGGTTAAAAAGAGATTAGAGGCTTAATAAAATAATACTATTAAAATGAAACATGTAAAACTATATGAAGAGTTCATCAATGAAGGCCTAAAAGCAGGTAGAGATGAGCCAATTGCAAAAGCTATCATTGCATACAGATATGCCGTAGAAGGCAGCGATCACGCAGACGAACTTAGATCAATGGGCTTGAATCCCGAGAGATCTGATTCAAATCCAGAACAACAAGAATATCTTTCAGGTTGGGGTAAAGATGCAGTTAGAGCGCTTTCAGGTGCTAGAAGAATTCCTAGTAAATACATGACTGGTACTGTAATTACTTTAGCAGCAGATAACGGTAATTCATACTACTTTGACGGTGGTGATTTAGTAGAAGGTGATAAAACTATTATTAGAAATGCTTTGAAATTAACTTGGACTCAACTTATTGACGAATTAATCAAGCTAAAAGTTATTGAAGAGCCTAAATACTAATTGAGTTTAAGTATCATCGAATTAAACTTTTTAAAAGGTCTGTGTATAATGCATGGACCTTTTTTATTTAATAGACTTTAAATATGCCTAGAATACCAGTAGAAATTATTTATATGCAAATAGCATATCAAACAGCTAAACTTAGTTATGCTCAGCGCCGCCGTGTTGGTTGTATTATTGTTAAAGATGAACAAATTGTTTCATTTGGTTATAATGGCACTCCACATGGATTTAATAATGAGTGTGAAGAAACTTTAGTTGAAACTCAAAATTATGAGAACCCCGATCATGCTTTACATTTAGTAGAAGAACACGGATATGTATGCGAGAATGGATGCTGTACTAAAGAGACTCAAACTACAAAACGAGAGGTTCTACATGCAGAATCGAATGCTATTACAAAATTAGCAAAATCTACGATGACATCTATTGATGCAGACCTATATACTACTACGGCTCCATGTTTTGATTGTGCTAAATTAATTATTCAAGCAGGTATTAAACAAGTATATTATTCAGAAGATTATAGAGATATGAGTGGCGTTGAATTATTAGAAAGGGCAGGAATCATCACAAAACAAGTTATATGTTGGAACGCGGATTAGATCAAATTATCGATAGCGCATTAGAAAAGAATACATTCGGAAAGGATTTTAAATTTAGAAAGGGCCAAAGAGAGATTATCACTAAAATATGTGAAACATATCTCAATGATCCTGACTCTACATTAGTTATAGATGCACCGACTGGTGCTGGTAAGTCACTGATTGCGATGTGGTCTGCTCATATCCTAAAAGAGTTAGGTAATAGAGGTTATATGGTTACTAGTGACCTGAGTCTCCAGGATCAATATGAGACTGACTTCTATAAGTACGGTTTGAGATGGCCGTCAATTAAAGGTGTCGATAATTATGAGTGTTCTGTCAATGGTTTACCATTTTCATTGGGTGATTGTAAACTTAAGGGCATGGGTTATGAACAAGCTGAGAAATTAAGTTGTTATAATTCATGTGAATATCTTCAAAACAGAAGAAGAGCAATTGATCAACCCATTTCACTTCTTAATTATTCATTTTGGCTGATTCAGCGAAACTACGTTGAAGCCAAAATGCAACAGGAAGAACGCACAGTTCCTTTTGAAAAAAGAGATTTTGTCTTCTTTGACGAAGCACATCGAATAGATGATATTGTACAAAGTCATTTTAGCCCAAGAATAGAACATTCGCTAGTTGAGAAAATGGTAACTCTAAATAGATTTGCTAGTAAAAATGGATTTCAAGAAGCTAGTTATACTAAAAATAAAATACAATCATTGGTTAACCATATGATGAGTGGTGATAAACACGATGTATTTAGTGCGATGAGTGAATTTGAAAGAATTCTTCATGGTTTTGGTAAGGTTAGACAAGCAGCCAATAAAACTGCTAAAAAAAGATTTGGTGTTTCAGGTGTGCCTAAAAATTGGCAAACAGCATTTGGTCACTTTGACAGACTTAAAGACGTTCACTGTAAAGTAGAAGATTATCTTAGTTTGATTAAAGAAGTTGGAGTTGATAAGATGGTATTAGATCAAAATGAACATGAAGCGAAATTCATGTGTGTTGAAGAAAGTCTAATGATTAACAAATATCTACATGAAAAGGCTGGATTCAAAGTTTTTATGAGTGCTACTATAGGTGATCCTCGAGCATTTGTTAGGATAATGGGAATTAAGAATGCTAAATTTATTAGAATGGATAATGCATTTAATTATGATAAATCGCCAGTAGTATTTGTTAATCGCCATAAGCTTTCATTTAGAGAACGAGATGAGAGTTTACCAAAGGTAGTAGAAATATTAGATCAAATTATAGATAAACACAAAGGTCAGCGAGGAGTCATTCACACTGGTTCATATGCATTCACTAATTATATCAAGCAAAACAGTAAACATACATTTAGATTGATGGATTATGAAAACAGTAAAGAAAAATCAGATATGTTAGAACTTTTTAAAAAGAAAGATGGAGCAGTATTAATGGGTCCATCTCTCTTAGAGGGTTTAGATTTAAAAGACGATACAAGTCGATTCCAAATATTCTTTAAGGTACCATATCCTTCATTAGGCGATCCATTAATTAAAGCTAAAATGAAAACATCAAATGAGTGGTATGATTGGAAAACAGGGATTAGTGTTATGCAAGGTGTTGGTAGATCAGTTAGAAGTAAAGATGATTGGGCTGTAACATATGTGCTGGATGCATGTTTTAGAAGTTTGATAAATAAACCAGGGTTTTTCCCTCCAAGTTTTATGGAAAGAGTCAAAACTATAAAATAAAATACACTATTATGAAAAGATTTTTAAATAGATTTAGTACTGCTGATAAAATAACTATACTGCTAAAGGTTTTAGCTGTGGGTACATTAGCTTTACTTATGAGTAGTTGTGCTTCTTTAGATTTTAGAATTGCTACATTAAATTACGCTGCACAAAGACAGTCGTTGAATGTATCTAGTCCAACTGAGGTAAAAACGTTCACAAGCAGCTTTGACACATTTAAAAATTTAGATCCTCAAGATTTAGGACTTTCATTTGGTGGAAATTGGGTTCACTGTCGAATTCATGGTTTTCATGATTTAAACAATTGGACAGATTTTACTTATAATCCATATTGGTGTAGACCTAGTGCTGGTTTTATGAGAGCGTCTTTATATAACTGGAACTGGGGAGGTTACAATTATTGGAATAATCAAATATGGGGATATACTCCACATAGATGGTCGCCTTTTGGATATGACAGATGGGGATATAATAACTGGATGGGTAATGTTTATTATGGTAATGGATGGAACAACTATTATGGATGGAACAATACATACGTGCCATATTATTGGAGAAGATCTAATATAAATGGTAGAAGAGGTAATGTTTCACCTAGAGTGCGATCAACTAGAACCAACACACCAACTAGAGTTATTAGAACTAGGCCTACAAGAACTCGAACACTGCCGAATAATGTTAGACCAACTAGAACACGTACAATACAAAATGATATTAGACCGGTTAGAACACCTATCAGAAGATCTGATGTAAGACCACCTATGAGAACTGTCACACCACCGATCAATAATACACCTAATAATATTAGACCTGTTAGAACAAATACTAGGACGACTACTCAACCTAGAAGATCTAAACCAACAAATGTAAAGAAAGACAATTTAAAATAAAAAAACATGGGATTTAACAAATTATTTTTACCTGAACTACACACACTTAAACAGCAATTAGAAGAATTAGGAGAAACTAATTTTGGAAAATATTGGTTAAGACGCTTACAAAAGTCTGATGCAACCATTGGATCGATTGAGTCGAATGACTTTATTAAACCTTTTGTAGATTTTGCATATAACAATAGCAAACTAATATTTGTAAAAAATGAAATGGATACAGATATTAAAAAATAAATTTATGTCAACACAATCAAATACTAATAATCAGCAATTTTATGTTTGGATTAAATCAGAAAGAATTGGCCAAATTGTAGAGGTTGCAGAAACACAAGACGATTCATCTTGGATTAAATTTACAGATGGTACTAAATGTAATTCTAAACTAGCCGGCGAATTTTTATTACCAGCTTCGAGTGAAGATCAGGCTAATATGATCGCGAAAGATTTTGGAGGAATTACAACTTATATTGATCCTACTGACGCAACACCAGTTAGACCACGAAGAGATGTGGAACCTACTGATGCAACTCCTGTTAGGCCTCGAAGAGATGTAGAACCTGTACAAGAAATTAATGTAATGATGGAAATGCTCAAGAAGATGAGCACTAAGAATAAAGCAGATTTACCTATTAAAGTAAATCTACCTTCTAAAGAGGTCTATTCTTTACTTAAAGATCAGATGGATATTACAAAGAAAGATCTAAATTCACAAATTGCAGCGCTCGTAGAAAATCAGATAGATAATTTAAGAGACGAACTAAAAGAACAAATAGAAACATTTATTAATAATTATTATAATGGCAGAACAAACACAACCAACAGAACAAGTGGAAGCTCAAGCTCAACAGAATCAGGAAATTCCAACGCGTAGAGAGCGTAGACGTAGACTAAAACAACAAGGTGTATTAAGATATCTTAGTAAGAAGAGTTTTTTAGATCCTATTCGTGCGAATTTTAGAGCAGAAAACATTAAGACTGGTTTTAAGATTCAAGAAATTAGACTTAAACAATTACAAGAAGAGTGGGAAGAAGCATTCATGACTAGATTAGAGTCTATGAAAGAAACTTGGTATGAAATGGGATATAACTCTGAAGAAATCGGTTGGTTAGAAGAGGCCGCTGCAATTAGTTTTGCTAATGTCAAAGAAACACGCCGCGAAGATAGAAAAGAAGCACAACAATTAATGAAACGTGCTAAAGAATCATTGTTAACAAGACAATAGATTATGTTGAGTATTGGAATCGAGCCAGCAGATAATGGCGTCATTAAAACACTACTAGATGATAACGTCAATGGTGGTGGAGAACAATTTGAGGCTAGACAGGTTTATGAATTCGAAGGACCTATGAAAAGATCTAATCAAATTAAATTTATTAAAGATTTAATATTTGATTTAGGTATTGACACTGGAACAGAATTAGATCCTGATTATCTTCAAATATTTGCCGGATGGGGCAGAAAATACAAAGGTTCCGAAAAGGAAATAAAAAATAAAATCCAAATTTTACAAAAAGAAATTGAAAGATTAGGATCTATGTTGGAAGAATGAATTTAAAAGTCGAAGGCGTTTGGTGTAAAACTAGAACAGAGTTTGATAAATTATCTAAAACAGGTGATTACGATCTGTCTGTATCTTATTATGACATTTTTAATAGATTAATTAAAAGTGATCCTAATAACACCGAGCCCTCTGACATAATTATTTCTATTTATATTAGGAAAACAATTCAAAAAACTCTAAGAGATCTGGGCGAAGATAGTGATGCTAAGATTCTTTATATGTTTAAATCCCTGAGTGCAGATACTGTTAATGGATTTAGAGAATTTATAAATACTATGGTCGATGAAGAATGTGAATTAGATCTATTGGTTGTCAATAGGTGTGATTTTCCAAAAACAGGTGTTCTTAGCAAATTCGATAATGTTAGGTTTATAGATAATGATTAAACATAAATTATTTGCAAAGGGTGATCAAATCCATGCGTTAATTTCAACAACGCAACAACCTAACTTATTAATACCGGTTAGGGCTACTATATATGATGTCAAATTCGATGACATCAATCCACAATATCAAATTAGGATCAAAAAATTCTACGATCCTGTTTATTTTTTAAAGAAAAACTTATTTGGTGGGAGATTTATAAAAAACTTTGAAGGAAAAGACACTAAGATAAATCTAAAAAGAGCACTGTATTCTACTGTTGAAGATATTGAAAATAATATATTTAACGGTGACAAATGGAAGCAATATTTAATTGTAGTTGATTCTGTTTTTTGTACAAGAACTCGAGCTGAACAGGAATCCCTTTTTAATAAAATTCAAACATTTCATATTGAAATGAAGATTAAAGAACTTTATGAATTAGTGAATAGGTCAGTATATAGAAACGGTGAATTCTATTGGCACACGAAGGGTGAATATATAAAATCCTTACAGAAATTCTTAGGAAATAAATATCCCAAAGATTCTAAATGGGTAGATGAATTGTTATATAGACCTGATACTGACGAAATGGACAACGCAGAATGGGTTTAATATAATATCCTACCATATTAGGTAGATATATATAAAAAAGAATATCCATATATGGCGATTACTGACGACGCACATTTTATTTTTAAGAAGGTACTTAATATTGCTGATAAAACCACAGGTTTAGATGTTACGCAATATTTTTATGAGGATACAAGGACTGGAAAAGAAGTAAAAACCAGTTCACCTAAACCAGGTTCTCTTAATAATGCCCCTCCAGAACCAATTGATACGGCTGGAACAGGTAAAAATACACTAGATTTAAATAATACAACCGCTAATTTTGGTGAAGATTCTCTATATCCAACTAATGGTGTAGATTCTAGAAGTTACGCAGTTAGAACATCTATTAGCGGAGATGACGGTAAAATTACGTATGAAGATAAAGGAGATACAGTTACCTTAGGTAAAGCACCTCGAAGTTTATTTAATAATTGGACATTACATAGATATGATAATAGAGTAGGAGTAGTTGCGCGAGATAGTACAAGTGCTATAGGAGGTAAAGATTATAATAAACCTGTTATGAGCGCGTTGGGTGAGAACAAGATACTTAATCCAACTGCTAGAAATATAGTTGAATACGCTAGTAGTACTGGTGGAGAAAGCTTTGCATACAGTTATAGCGATTTTATTCAAATGGAACATTATGGTCAAATATCCAACGATTATTTAATTACGCTTAGGCGTTTTGCTTATCCCGTTGGCGATGATTTATTAAGTCCAAAAATGATGGGTACTAAACCCGAACCTATTAATGCAGATGCTCCTGATTTGGCTAGAGCTGTTACATGGTTATCTCCGGCATTAGGCAATGATTTAAAAGAGATACTTAAATTTAAGGCTGGTTTTAAATGGACTGAAGCTAAATCAGAAATACAGGACGCACAATCTAGACAAAGCGATAGAGGTAAATTAGGGGATGCAATAGATAACAGTAAATATGGTTCAGCTATTGAATCTGGTTTAAATGGTTTTACTGCGGCTCAAGCTAAGAAACTTAAAAATGTAGGTAATGTAGATCATACTAAAGAAACATATCCCAATAAGGTTTTTGGACCTCTTAACATCATTGATCAAGTTTTAACCAGAGACAAAGGTTTAACTTTTGATCAAGAATTTAAATTATCATTTCACTATGATTTAAAAGCATTTCCTGGAACTAGTCCAAAGGTTGCATTTATGGATACACTGTCTAACGTATTAGCACTTACGTATAACAACGCACCGTTTTGGGGAGGTGCTACCAGATTCAGTGGTAGTGGTAAAACTGGAAAACCATTTGGTGATACATCTCTTTTGGAAAAAGGTGATTATGCAGGTTATATTGGTTCTATCGCCGATACTCTAGCGGGTATGGGAGGTAACTTCATGGATCAACTTAAGAAGACTGCAAGTAATGTTGCAAATGGAGAAGGTATTAATAAAATTTTAGGTGATTCTAGTATATTAGAAAATATTGTTGGAGGTGGTTTAATGAAAATGTTGGGCGGTCCTTCCGGTGGTGATGTTATTAAAGCATTTTTAACAGGTGATCCAACCGGTCAGTGGCATTTAACCATAGGAAATCCAATGAACCCAATAATGGTTTGTGGAAACTTAGCATTACAAGATTCTGAATTTAGCTTTGAAGGTCCTTTAGGTTTTGAAGGGTTTCCTACTAAAATGAAAGTTGATATAACACTTAAACCCGGTAGACCTAGAGATAAAACAGAAATAGAATCTATGTTTAATGCGGGTAGAGGTAGAATGTATTTACAACCTGAATGGGGTGATGGAGAAAATATAGATATAGATGCAATGCTTAATGTAGATGCATATGGCCAAAATGGTAAAAATATCTCAAATAAAGCATATATGAGTAGACTTTCTGATATGTCTGCTGGATAAAATAATACTAATATATGGAATTTAAAGTATTCAAATCTAAAAAACTCAACGGTGATAAGAATAAACTATTCTTAGCGCAACCTACTATGATGTTTAAAAGTTTGAGTCCTAGCGAGTCATACATGATCGCTAAACACATTGTTAAAGATGATGATGTTGTTAGACCGGATAGAGTTGCAGTAGAACATTATGGTACTACTGACGGTTTAGATATTATTTTAAAATTCAATGGTATATCTGATCCGTTCTCTCTTAGTCCTGGAGAAACTCTTTGGATACCTATAGACACTATAGCCTATTATAAATTGGAATCTCCTAAGGCATTCGAGGACAATCCTATTAAGAATCAATTTATAGATACTAAGCGCTTAAGTAAAACTGATCAAAGAAGATTAGAAGCTCTTAAGAAAAAATATAATAAAGAGGCTTTACTTCCACCTAATGTTATTCCTTTAGGCAAAAAGACCTATCAATTTGATGGTACAAATGTTAGATTGGGTATGCATGTACAAACAGACGACGTGGTTAATTCTATATTATCTGATATACGAGAAGGAGAACTTTCTACAAATACGATCGATTTAAATGATGAAGATGTATTAGTTATAAACACGTCTGATAATTTAAATAGTACTTCTAATGGTAATGGAACCACTAATGGTGACAATAATTCTAATGGTGATGGCACTTCTAATGGTGATGGCACTTCTAATGGATCGAACATCTCATTGTATGAAGATGCCCTTATCAAAAATAGCGGTAATTATATAAAATCAAGTGGAAGCGGTGCTGGATCAATAGGCGGTGCTGGCTTAAATGGAAGTGGTTCTGGTAAATCAGATAAAGCCGATATATTAGGTGGAAATATACCTGACGGTTCGGGACCTATATCTACAGGAAATAATACTTCTGGAGGAGGAACTGACAGTTCGGATTCACCTTGTTCTAAATAATAAAATATGGAATTATCTAACAATATATTAGCGGTAGTAGAGCCTAGTATTAGGCCTATGGAAATAAAAATCGATGCTCTTGCGGAAGAAGAGGGAGATGACGCTGAATTTAAGCAGACCACTGTTATAGCTACTCTTAAGCCGATGGTTCTAGTTAATGGATATCAATTTTCCCCTGGAGATATAGAATTTTTTGAACTTAATTTAACTCAAGTTTTACCGACATGTAAATTAACGCTAAGAGACAGTGCAGGTAAATTTGCCGTTGGTAGTTATCCGAGAGATGGTGATTATTTTACTATATTAATTAATTCGAAAAATCAAGAAACGTTTAAATCTATTCATATGGATTTTGATATAAGTTCATCTTCTGCACCTAAAGAAGGTAATATAGAACCTGCTACATTTAGTATGAGTGGATTTTGTAAAGTGCCTAGAATATATGCTGAAGATTGTGTTAGTCTTGAAGCTGGAGATTCTTTAGAACATATGGAAATAATAGCTAGAGATTTAGGTATTGGATTAGCAACTAATATAGATGCAGCTGATGATAAGCAAGCTAGAATTATGGCCTTTACTCCATATTTAGATTTTATAAAATCGATAGTAAAGGAAAGTTATATTGGTGAAGAATCATTTCAAAAATTCTGGATAGATTCATATTATTATATGAATTATGTGGATGTTAATGCATTATTTAATTCTCCTAATCCACCCATTGAAGAGTTTGCTGAATCACTGGCATCTGCTGCCGAGTCAATGACGCCTGATGTTGAATCTGCAAAAAATGCTGAAGAAGGTGGAACTGGTAATGATATAGAAGTACCTCTATTGTTGACAAATCATATAATGTTTATGGGTAATAATGCTTTTATTGAATCTCATAGAATTATAAATAATTCAAATACTATTAGTACTACGGCTGGTTATGCTAGGGAAATTACAATTTATGATGACAACGGCGAAGATAAAAAACAAGAGTTTAGAATTGAACCTTTAGGTGGAAATGATTTAAAGGAATTAGAAGAACCATTGAGGGGTAATAGGAATGATGATAGACACACTTCTCAGATAAAATACAAATATATCGGTAGACAAAACGCGGGTGAAGATGGTTTAGGTAATGTTCATCCTAATGCTGCATTTGCGCAATTGCATAATAAACAAAATGAAATGGAAACTCAAAAAATGAAATTGGAAGTTACTCTAAATTCATTTAACCCTTCTTTATATAAGTATCAAAAAGTACCCGTATTAATGTATTTAATGGATTCACAAGCGATAGAGCAAAATGAAAGAATTAAAGGAGATAAACAAGAATTAGGCATGGATAGTGATGAACCATTCGGTTTAGGTGAAGATACTGAAAGCATTACTGATGAAGGTAAAAGAAGTCCTTCACAAGCACTTGATACTTTTTTGTCAGGTTATTATTTAATAGAGAATATTGTATATAGAACTGAAGATGGAGAGACTAAGCAAACTATAACTTTATTAAGAAGAGAGTGGCCAACGAGGACTGAGAATTTAATCAATCCACCTTCATAAGACATTAAGTTTTGTGTTAGTAAAGAAAATAGAATATATAACATATGTCAGATTTTAAACATATTAATGAATTTAGAAAGGGTACTAGGTTAAGAATGATCAGTGAAGATCCAACTTATCTTAGTTTCTTTATTATGTTTGACAGTGTAGATCCTGAACATTCTCCACTATTATCTGGTAGAGCAGAAGCTTATTTGAAAAAATTTGTAGATCCAGTGACCGGTACAAACTATGCTGGAAATTTAGCTGCGTTTAAAAAAGTTTTAATGAAAATCAATAAAGATATGCCATGGTTTTGGCAAAAAATATCTGGATTGGAGTTAACACAGACATATGGTAAAATGCAAGAGCCATGGCACGGTGCAGAAAATCCTAAAATAGACATTGAGTGTTTAGAGGAAAATGTAGAATTAACTGCAATAAGTCTTATGATGCTATATAGAAAGGCTGTTTATGACTATCAAAGATATGTTGAAGTTTTACCAAAAAATCTAAGATATTTTAGAGTGTGGATTGTAATGTCAGAAGTTAGAACATTCCAACAAAATACTGCAGCCAGGGATTTAAATTTATACGGGACGACGATGCCAGATAATAAAGCAGGGTCAGATATTGAACTTATTCCTAGGGCAAAGAGTAGTGAAACTGATATTTCTAGAAAATCTAGTAAATTTGACAATAAGTTGGTTGAGAATTATAATGCTGAATCAAAACCTCACATGATGTTTGAATTAGATTTCTGTGAGTGGATAACAGATTCTATAGCTGATATGTTTGCTGATGCATCTAAAATGCCGGAATTAAAAAAACCTAAAATTTCATTTTCATGGCAACATGCGCACATATCTGGTTCTAAATTTGGACCTAATATTACAGAGGATGAAAAAGTAGATCTTATACCAAAAAAACCAGAAGACGGTTTATATCCAAATACACCATTTAATCCATTAGCAAACGCACAGAATGCTATTAGCGATAAAGTGAATGGTTTGGCAAGTTCTCTAGTAAATAGATTTAATAACTTAAAAAATAGTTTACCGGGACAAGGTAATAATCCATTAGGTAGAGTTTATCCGGAAGGATTGACAGGCGCGGCGGCAACAATTGCTAATGCGGGTATGGATAAAGTAAAATCACTTTTATTAGATAATGTTCATGGAGCTGGCACAGGTTTGGGTTCTTTAGGAGATATAAATTCTGCATTAGAAACTGGTAGTATTAACGGTATTGCTAATTTAGCAGGACAACTGTTCAAGACAAAATCTAAAAAACCAGCAAAAGGTAATATTACTCCTGAAAAAATATATGAACCTGGTGTAGACAGTAGCCCAGATGATAAATTAAATGATAGGGTTTATGATCCTATTCAACAAACTACTGATCAACCTATAAGTCCTAGTAGAATATATGATCCGGGAGTAGACAGTACACCCGATAACAATATTAACGATAACGTACACTCATAATGGATGAATTATTTCTAGACAATCTCAGAGATTCACACTGGTTGGGAGAAGTAGTTGTAAACGAAGATCCTCTCTTAAGCGGTAGATGTAAGATTAAAGTTTATGGTAAATTTGATAAACTAACTGATGATGCTATTCCATGGGCAACCCCAATGAATAGAGATCAAGTGGGTTCGCATGCTGTGCCTAGAGTTGGTGATATTGTTGCCGTTAGATTTGATAATGGTAATATTTACCATCCAGAATATTGGTTTCAAGTTGATCAAAACACAGATCTTAAAACAGATATTTTAGAAGCGTCTGACGCACCGCATGACGTCATAAGTTTAGTCTATGATGCCGAAAGAAATTTAAGAATATATCACTCACCAGAAGATGGCTTAGTTATTACAAGAGGTGAAGGAGCTAAAGAAAGACCAATGATTCAAATTGATGAAGAAGGTTTTATTAAAATTAGCACAGATGCTAAAATGTTTTTAGATTGTGGTGATATATTTGTTTCTAATACAGGTGAACCCGGAGCAGACGAAACAGAACCAGCAGTAAGAGGTCAATCTTTACAAGATTGGCTACAAATGTGGTTAGACGATTATAACGCACATATTCACCCAACCGGTGTTGGGCCATCTGGACCACCTATGCCACCTACACCTGCAACTGTAGGAAAATTATCTAGTACTCATATTAATTATCAACAAAAGAATAAATAAACATGCCTGCACTTTGGCCAACATTCATACCAGCATTAGCGTCTGATATAGCAGGTCAGTCATTCACTAAACCGGGTGGAGCTATGGTTTCTTATGAGCTCCCAAAAGTTGGAACTGATCAAGTTCCTATTTTTCCACCATCTAAAGAGTTGATAGAGTCTGTTAAGCCTGGAAATCCTGTTAATGCAAATTTAACAACTGATCCTACTTCAATGATTAATGCTATAAATTTATCACCATTAAGCGGAAGATATGATTTTGGTGTAAGAGTCGCTGAAAGATATTTAGAAGCTACTAAAAGTTTAGCACAAACTCCATTCGGTGCAGTTCATACTAATAATCCTGCTGCCGAATTTATTTTAAAACAAGGTTATGGTTTAGTTTTTGAAAGACTATTAAAAGAAGGTGATATACCTTTATTGGATCAAAAGGATGAGAACGGTAATGTCATAGAACAAGGTAAAGAATCTCATCCAGATTATGCTGATTTTTGTCCCGGGCCTATCGAACCGCCAGATCCTGTCGAGGAACAAAAAAAACTAGATAAAAAGTTTGATAAATTTGTAGATGAGAAGAAGAACGATTCATATTGGGATTTATATAAGTTTAGATTTTTTGAATTTCCATGTTTAAGTGGCAACGAGACACAAGTTGAATTAGAGAATTTATTTGCGGCTAGATTAATAGAACAATATAAAACATCTAATGATAAAGATGAATTCAAACTATGGGCAGAATGTTTGGGTTCTAAAAAATATAAAGATAGCACTCTAGCAATAAGCGGTAAACCATATCCTAATATTAGTACACAAACTAGAGCTGATATAACAGCAGCCGGTTATAACTGGCAATCTTTAGCAGATAATGTGAGTGATTTATTTATAGCTGGTATAGAAGGCAATGGACCTACGTTAGAGTGTCCATTAAATGAATGGAAAATTCAAGTAGCATATGATTTTGATCATGATCCTCCTGAAAATCCAAGTAAAAGACCTAAGATATTAACATCTAATGTAGTGGCTACTTTTAGCTGGTATCCTGGTTTAAGACAGGGTTCTTTTTCTTATCTCTATGGATCTGCTGTTTCTGCACCTAAGTGGATAAAAACTCCAAATTGGATTGAAACTGTATATGAAAAAGGTGAATGGAAAAATCATTGGAGAAAAGTACCTGAAGATAAAATAAGACAAGCTTCTAGAGCGTCTGATCCGGGCGAAGAACTTTTAAAAATAGATCCAAAATTAGGGGGTACTTTATTTAAGTTTCAAATGAAAGAAGCCTTAGATGCAAAAAAGGTAGCCGATGAATGTGAAGCTATTGAACCAAGCTCTAATATTAATTATAATTGGCCAGGTGGCGATCCATATGAAGAAATGGCAGCCGTTACTATTGCTTACTGGTATGCATGTTTAGTAAAACCTTTTGCACCAACTCCATCCGCTTTACCTGCGTTAATTCCTCCGCCATTAACAGGTATCTACATACCGCTATATTATGGCAGTAAAAAAAGATTAGCTAATAATTTAAGGAAGGCTTGGAATACTGGTAAAACATTTAGTGTATTACCTGCCCCAATGCCACCTGCACTTGCGGTTTCTACTGCGGTCGCTGCAGCATATGCTTTGCATTTATTGGAATTTAAATTACTTTATTTAGGAGGTATACCTACACCAGTGGGTCCAGTACCTATGGTTGGTTTTGTACCTGTGGTATTCTAATAATTAATTAGATATATATTATGTTACACCTTTAATATAAAAATAAATGAACAACGAAAAAAACAAAAGAGTTAGAATTGGCGAAGTTAAAGTCGAGGAAACTAAAATCGAAGAAGTAAACAATCAAGTTGAAAATTCACAAGAAGATTTACAGGATGTCACCGAATCCTATTACGATGAAAATGGTGAATTTATGTGGGACGCATATGAAGCTAGTTGCCCATCTAAAACAAGAAAACCCAATCCACATATCAGAACTCTAAGAGGAGATAAAGTTTTTTCTAGAGAAGATTACGCACAAGATTTTTATGACTTACTAACGGAATTTGACAGTAAATACGGTCAATTAGTTACTAAACTAAATGTAGGTGAAATTCATGAAGGTAAAATTTACGGAGTAAGTTCTGAATTTATTAGCGTTGATATTGGTTATAGAGAATTAATATACGTTAAATATGATAAAGAACCTGCTGATATACAAGCATTAAAACCAGGTGATGAAACATCTGTTTTAATTACTCAACTTGCTAAAAACTCACATATATTAGGATCAATTCACGGAGGTGTTAAACATCGCGTATTCATGGATCTTAGAGAAGGTGTAGAAACAGGTGGAACCGCATGGGTGGGTACTGTAACGCATATGATTGAAAATGGAGGTTACATGGTAATGATTCAAGGTATTGAGTGTTTTATGCCAGGATCACTTGCTGGAATTAATAAACTGCATGATTTTTCATCCATCATTGGTAAAGAACTATATGTTGTGCCAGTTAGTTTCTCACCAGAAAGAGGCACATTGGTAGTTTCTCATAGAAAATATTTACAAGCGTTAATTCCTAATGAAATATCGTCATTAAAAGAAACACAAGGCGAAACTCTTACCGGAAATGTAACAGGAACTGCAAAATATGGTGTTTTTGTAGAGTTTAATAAATGTCTAACCGGTATGATTCATAATAATGACTTAGACGAAGAAACTTTAGCTAAATTTAAAGCTAGAGAAATTAAACCAGGTGATCAAATATCTTTTATGGTAAAAGATATCATAAGTAATACAAAAATTACGTTAACACAGAAAGCAAATATCGTAGTAAATCCATGGAGCGATATCACATCAAGATACACCATTCCTTCTGTAATAGAAGCTACTGTTAAGACTAAAAAAGACTATGGTCTATTCATTACAATAGAAGAGGGCGTTACTGGACTGTTACATGTAAGCGAATTAAGTGAAGAAGTTATGAGTGTATTTAAGGCCGGTGATAAGATCACTGTTCAAATTACAAGAATCGATGTTGATTCAATGAAAGTCTTTTTAAAGATGCCTCAATAACTATTGCAACGAGAGTGTGATATATATTGAAACGATAATATCATAATCTAATATGCAAAAATTAAATATAGATTCTTCAAGGGAATCAATTTTGAATGCAGCACTTATGGGTGTTGAATTTGAATTCTATTCTAATATCGATCTAGAAGCTACCAAAAAATCTTTGGCTCAGCTTCTAGATCGTAAGATTAGGTTGGAAGACAAAGCTCATTCGGATTTCCAACCATCTGCAGAAGAATTTAAAATAGAACCAGATATGTCGGGTGGAAAAGGTCTAATGGAACTAGTTACAGGACCTATTCCGTATAGAAATGCTAGAATAGTTGTAAACAAAGTTTTAGATTGGATATCTAAAAACGGATACACTAACGATAGAGCATCAATTCATGTTAATTTATCATTCGATAAAAAATTCTTAGAAGATAAAGATCTTATTTCTAGAATGAACGTTCTTAAGTTTATTTTAGAATTTGATGAAAAACAAGTTTATAAATTCTTTCCTAATAGAGAAAATTCCGCATACGCAAAGAGTGTTAAATGGGTAATGCCAAAATGGGAAGCATTTCATTTTGACGCAAATCAAATTGCATCTAATAATTTTAAATTTGCCGATACTAAATACTATGGAATAAACTTTTCAAAGAAGGAAAAGAATTATTTAGAATTCAGATACTTAGGAGGTCAAAATTATGAAAAGAAAGTTGATAATATACTTTATTTAACTGAGAGTTTTTTAATGCAAATGTGGCATTCTTGTAATGATCCTAGATTTACAGCTGAAAATAAAATAGAACTTCAGAGAATTTTAAATAAAAATAAACCTATTTCAGAGGCACTTAAAAATTATACTAATGTCAATAAACATTGGCCTAATATAGAAATATTAGTAGATTTACAAAGTAATCCTACTATTATTAATGTACACTGGGAAAGATTTAAACATAGAGTTGTTGATTTATTGGTCAATGGTTCTATGGAAGCAGGAATTATAAACTACGATTCAGATTATGGTGCAGTTCAAGTGAAAGATGGAAAGTTTCCAACGGTTTATTTACTAGAAAATTTTGAATTTATAGACTGTGAATTAACAGGTAATATAACTAACTGTAGTTTTTATAATTGTGAAGTTAGTGGTTCTGCCGTTATGATGTGCAGTCTATATAAAGGTACTAAAGTAAAGGAGTCTAAAGTAGAATCATGTTATACACATGGAAGTTGTGAATTAACCAACTGTTATGTTGCCGGAAGAGACACTATGTTTAAAGGTAAAATGATAGGTGGAATATTTAGAGAGGGCTTTAGAAGTAAAGACGCTAGATTTGAAGAAACTGAAATAGTAGTAAGTAAAAAAATAAACTAATATAATGAGTGAAATTAGAAGCGGGTCTAATAACGACTTGACAACCGGAAGACAATTTGATGCAAACTGTTTGAACGCATTTCTAGATGAATTAGGTGACGATATCACAGGAGCATGTATGGTTCCTATTAATTTACCACAAAAAGAAATTATTAATATAATTAAGAGAGCTAAAAAATGGTTTTATAAAAAATATGAATATTCTGTAAAAGAGAATTTATACCATATTCCAAATAGCGTATTTAGTAGTGATTATTTTAAATCTCACAGAACTCTTAATTTACCAGGACCAAGTTTAGATGGCGGAGGTGGAGTATTTTCTGTTTATGGATTATATGACCTAATGTCTGGTTTCCATGGTCAAGGAGGTGGATTAGATCTTAGATTCCAGTCTGGTGGTGACTTCTCAATGGAGAGAATGTTGTTTAGAGGTATGTATGAAGGTTCTGGAATGGCTGAGGCTGCAGAAGAATTGCAATACTATGTATTGAATGCTTCAATGGCAGATTTGTCTAGACAGATCCTAGAGAACCCCATTTCTTATGCATATTCCAGTTTAACTGGTGAACTTAAGTTTTTAGGAGATACACCAAAGGGTGATGTTATTCTGGAGATTTACGAAACTATTCCTGATTGCGCGTTATATGAAGATGAGATTTTCTTTAGATATGTTAGCGCTAAAATTAAACAATCTATCGGTACTAAACTTGGAATCTTTAAGTTTGCTTTACCCGGTAATGTCGATTTTGATTATGATGCTATTAAGTCGATGGGAGATGATGAACTTAGTATTATAGAAGAAGAGATTAAGGGAGACGAAGGTGTAGATTGGATGATGCATTCGTAAATAAACAAGATAAATATATAAATGGAATTATACATAAAATATCCGACTGATCCTAATTACGATCCGTATCAAGTTCAAACTAATAGTGAAATAGAAATGTTGATTACACAAATTCAAACACTTTTATTTACTAATACGGGTGAAGTGATGGGTAGTTATAGATTTGGTTGTGATTTAGAAAAACTTATATATGATTTCAACGCAAGTGCATATAATGTGAAATCTATTATAATTGAACAAATAAATCAATATTGTCCATTAGCTGAAAAATTCAATATAGATGTTAATGTTGAGTTTTTAAAGGGTAAAGTTAGAGATATTGGTTTAATCGATATTACAATAGATAGTAGATATGCTATAAAAATAAGCATGCTATAAAAAAGTATACAAAAAAATGGCAGAATTAAAATTTTTAAATACAATTAGAACAAGTGCTAGTCAAATAAATAATGACGCTAGAACTTATATTTCTAGAGTGTATAAAAGAGCAAACAACTTATTTACAGTTGCTTCTCCTTTCGCACAGATACTGAGCGTCTTATCTGAGATGGTAGAATTAGTTATGTTCTATATAGAAGATTCTGTCGTTGAACAAAACATATACACTGCACAACAACCTGAATCTATTTATGGTATGTCTAGATTAACCGGTCATGACGCAACTAGAGGTTTTGCAGCGACTGGTGAGATTGATTTTAGGTGGAAACCAGGTGCAGATATGGCTAAAATTGCAGGTAGCACATTAAATATAGACGGTAGAGCTAAACTTAAATTTGACATAAATGGTTTAACTTACACTCTATTAAATTCTGTAGATAAATTTAAACTAGAAAAAACAAATTTTAATTCATTTAGAACTTCTATAATTCAAGGTGAATTTGAATCTCAAACATTAACTGCAACTGGTGAAAAACTACAGTCTTATAATGTCAATACTAGTGGTCTGACTGATCATAGTAAAATTAGTGTAAGCGTAAATGGTGAGTTATGGACTAAACATAATTCTTTATATGATATTAATTATGAAGAAAAAGCATATCTAGTTAAAACAGGTATTAGTGGAGGTTTAGATATTTATTTTGGAAATGGTAGTTTTGGTGCTATACCACCAGCAGGCGCTTCAATAGTTGTTGAATATGTAAAACACAATGGTTTAAATGGTAATTTAGATGATTCACCTGATTTAACTATCAAGTGGGACGCTGTTGGTTCCGATTCATTGGGAACTGAACATGATCTAAATGAATTTTTAGATGTTACTATTACATCTTCACCTAAAATGGGGAGTGATAGAGAATCTACTCAATTTACTAAAATAATGACACCATTAGCTAGTAAATCATTTGTCCTAGCTACACCCGATAATTATGAATACTTTTTATCTAGATATAATATGTTCTCATATATAGATGCATATAATACTACAGATGATCAATATTTAGATGACGATAATGTTATTTATATTTTTGCTATTCCAGATGCTAAGAAAAAATTAGCAAAAAATCAAGATTATTTTAGCATGCCTGAACAAGAAATGTTTTTAGATCAAGGTGAGTATGATGCTATGCATAAAGTATTAGAAGATAGCGGTCAACAAATGGTTACAACTGAAGTTGTTTTCGTTAAACCACAAGTTAGACACTATAGTATGGATATTAATATTAGATACTTTGAGGGTTACACTAAAGAAGAAATATACAATAGTGTTAGATCCAAAGTTTCAGAATATTTATTAAATATTACTCGAAGAGATAAATTACCTAAATCTGATATTATTTATATCTTAGAAGAAATAGAAGGTATAGATGCTGTTAATATTAGATTTATTTCAGAAACTGAAGAAACCGCTAGAAGACAAGGTTATTACGAATCTGTTAATATCAGTGTAGTACTTCAAGAACCTGTCACACTAGAAACTATAGGAAACGGTAAACAAAAATATGTTTTCTTTAAGAAAATAGAAGATGTTAAACTAGTAACAGTAGATGAATCTACTCAAATACCTGATCACGTGAGAGGTTTAGATCAGTGGGGAGATATTATCATGGAGAAAGAAGAAGTTGCTGTATTTAGAGGTGGATGGTTAGACAGAGATGGTGATTTAATAGAAGATGATGTGCTAATGAATGCAGAAGCGGCCGTTAGTATTAACTTTGAAGCAGATCCTGTGCCTAAAACAATTTACACTAGGGTTCAAGCTGGAAATAGAAGAGCACTTAAGTAATGGGATTATTCGACAACTTATTAGGATATAGAAGACGTAAGAGATATGATTTTGTAAAATCTAGAAAGGATTCTAGGTTAAACGCAGGTTATAAGTATGAAGAATTACCACCCGGAGAATTTATAGGTAGATCTCTTTCTGGACACATTCAAAGAAACGAGACTATCCAGCATTTTCTAATATTTATGGATGATACTATTAAATATTTATTGAAGGGTACCAGATACCTTAACAATTATAAAAATTATACCGTCAAAGAAGACGATAACGAAACGAGATAATGTACAACAATTTAAGATTTTTTAGAGGATTAGAATACGATCTCAATTTTGAAAAGGATGATTTTGACGTATATACTGGAACTATTCATTTACCAGAAGTTTCTGCAGGTCTATACGAAACAGTTAATCTTTTTATATTAGAAGAATGTGTATATAGAGGTGACAGTATAGTTAATTTTCCTATATCTGATTCTGTGGACAAAGATAGTCTTATTTTTGAATGGGAAGAGGTTGATAAATTTAATAGTAAATCTATTATATTATATGACATAGATCATTCTGGTAATTTACCAGTCATTAGTGAATTAAAATCACAATCGATAGAGTTAATTGATTATAGCTCAGTAGATTCAATCATTGATGATGTTAAACACCTTAATACAATTAATAATTCTGCTATTCAAATAAATATAGCGTTAAATTCTACACAGTCTGGTCAACACACTAGAATATTAAATATTTATAGTAGTGTGGATGGTAGTAAAACACTAATAGCTCAAATAGAAATATATGGTGAAGTAGTTACTGAGGACGAAAGACTTAAAGTGTTATTACAAAACTTCGGCGCAGCATTAGATGAAGCTGACTTTATGTTATTTAAAGATCACGATATTAGTGAAATGTCGCCTGACTATAAATTACTAAATAGAAAAAGAAAAGAGCTTTTATTAGAGTTACACAATATTAAACCATTTGTCGGTACATATAAAGCTATATTAAATGCAATCGATTTCTTTGGATATAATAAATTAACTCTAAAAGAGTATTGGTTAAATGTAGACAGTGGAGTAAAAAACTTTGGTAAACTATTTGCAATACCTGTTGCTAATTCTTCTACAAGAGGCGAAATGACTAGAAAGAAACTTAAATTTAAGTTGCCTTCTAGTACAATGAAAAAAACAAGTAAGTTTAGTTTAGTATATAGATTAAATGAACCTAACGGGACATATGATCAATGGGATATACCTAACGTAACTGAAACATTTGATTATACACCCGAAGAGGTTTTAATTAAATTATATGGACTTAAGGCTAAATTACAAAAAGAATATTTACCATTACAATCTAAAATAATAGATATCACAGCTGAAGGTGATTATTTTACACAAAGAAATATAAAC